ACAAAGGACGTTCTGAAATATCATGAGCACATATATTTTAATTGATTAATAAACTTCGCGAGCCGTATAATTCTTATACGGCTTTCCTTTTTTTATATTTCGATGAAACATTTGATAATTAATATTGTTTTCTAAACACCATTTGCGCAAACTTAGTATTTTAACTTCTTCTAATGTTTCTAAATTAGTTATAATATAATTTTTAGCGTTATGAGATATTTCACCTTTTGAAAATCCATATCCGTTAAAACCACGTTTTTTTGCTGATATTGACATTTTTTCTTTAGCTTCGTCAGATATAACTTTACCTTGTTGAGCTAATTTCATTCTTGCTCGTTGTTCTTTTGTTCGCTTCTTTCCTGTTGTTTTCATTACTCGTTTAGAAATAGTTTCTTGAGATTGCGGGCCGCGCTGTTTATTACGTTCACTGATAAGTTTTCGGTCTGCATCGCTCCATATTTGTTTTCCTTTATTCCAAGGAATTCTTCCTTTTCCTGCCTTTCCTATCTTTTCTCTTACTTCTTTACTTTGTCGTCCTCCGTCTCCTTGTTCTTCTTTAAGATTCGCCCATTCGTTACTTTCGACTATATTCCACAAGCGACTATAATACAATCCCCATTCTTTAATTTCGTCTTTTGTCTTACACTCTTTTAGAATTTCAGTAGAATAATTAAATCCATGTTTATTTAGATGATTTTTCCAGTAAACACCACTTCCGGTATATGTGTGAGGATTTTTATTTGTAGTTACGCCGAGATATTTCAACCCAGTTTTTGTATGTGTTTTTACATATAGATAAATAGTCATGCTGTTAATTCCTTTGTATTAATAGAGTAGTTAGGGAGACTCTCACATATCCCGTGAACTACACTAATATTTATCATTATACCTTGACAAACTATTTTAAATGTGCTACTATCAGCTTAACAATGTATAAGGATTATAATGACACAAACGTATATCTTGCTCGATTTAGCCAATCTTTTTTTCCGCAGTCGACATGTGGTTCGCGGCGATATCGATACCAAAGTTGGCATGGCTATGCATATTACACTTTCGAGTATCAAAAAAGCATGGACTGATTTTAATGGAACACATATAGTAGTAGCACTCGAAGGCCGTAGTTGGCGTAAAGATTTCTACGAACCCTACAAAAGAAATCGCAAAGAAGCTCGTGCAGCAATGACTCCTGCACAACAGGAAGAAGATACTGTGTTCTGGGAGATATTTGATGAGTTCAAAAACTTTGTCACAGATAAAACCAACTGCACTGTGCTGCAACATCCTCAGCTAGAAGCAGACGATTTAATCGCAGGTTGGATCCAACAACATCCTAATGATAATCATGTTATTATTTCAACCGATGGCGACTTTGCACAACTTATTGCACCTAACGTAAAACAATACAATGGTGTGTCAAATACTACAATTACGCATGAAGGGTATTTTGACGACAACGGCAAGCCTGTCCAAGATAAGAAAACAAAAGAACCAAAAGCTGCACCTGATCCTCAATGGCTTCTTTTTGAAAAGTGTATGCGCGGTGACACCAGCGACAATGTGTTTAGTGCATATCCTGGTGTCAGAAAGAAAGGTACAAAAAACAAAGTAGGTCTACTCGAAGCATTCGACGACAAAGACAACAAAGGGTTCAATTGGAATAACCTCATGCTTCAGCGTTGGGTAGATCACAAAGGTGTTGAACATCGCGTCCTCGATGATTATAATCGTAATGTAACTCTATGTGATCTCTCGGCACAGCCTGACTGGGTTAAAGAAATTATCAAATCTACTGTTTTCAATGTAGAATCAAAAAATGTATCACAAGTGGGCATGAGATTAATGAAGTTCTGTGCTAAATGGAATTTGCAGCGTATTGCAGATCAAGCACAAAGTTTTGCAGAGCCCTTGCAAGCGAGGTACAATAAATGACTGTAAAAGCAAAGCCAATTCTCAAAGATCGTTTTTGGATCATCGAAGACGAAGGTGTAAAAATTGGAACTCTAAGCAAAGAGGATGATAGGTTTGTAGTAAATCACAAAGGCAAAATTGACTTTTGTGCCACTGAAAACCAATTGAAGAAAAAGTTTGGTCTTGATTTAATGACTGCAAACATTACAAATAGTAACCAACAAAATGATAATTACAATGTAAGAGGTTTTCCGACACGCTGTGTTCCTTATAATAGCATGTATGATATTAAGCGTAAATTGCCTCTTTTTACTAAAAGTAAAAAAAGCAAAAGCATATACTGTGCAGGATATTATTTGATTAAATTTAACGTAAGCTACTTAAAAAGTTTTTGTCCTAAACTTATTACTGTAGAAAGAAATCATTATCTAGGACCTTTTAAGACCGAAGTCGAAATGAAACAGGAGTTAGCGCGTGTCAACCGTTGAACCTTTGAATACTATGCCAATTGAACAATTTTTACAATTGGTAAAAAATGCAGATAACAGCAGAAGCAAAGAAGTGAGATTAGATATAAATCAGGCCAAAAACCTAGCATATACGCTGGGGATAGTTATGAGTAGACTAGAAGGCGATTTGGAAACTTTTGTTAAAACCCATGCAGGGTCTTCAATAGATGATATTGAAATTCAAATTGGTGCTGGATCTGACTGGAAATAATGTTAAGTAATATAAATTAGATAAATAACTGCGTACATAACGGAGAATAAAAATGAGTAGGCCCAAACCTATTGTAAAACAAGAATACATTAACAGTACCACATATAAGTGTGAACAAATACTTGATGCGGAAGCAATTTGGGCAGTTTTTTATCAAAACAAAGCATTTAATTTAAAAAGTTTTAATGCATTATCAAGTTATCCTGGTCCAAAGTATAAGAAAACTAGTTTTTCTAATCCTGGTCATGCACATAATTTAGCAAGACGTCTTAATGAAATGTTTAAAACTGACGATTTCACAGTTGTAAAACTTACATCTGGAGAAACTGTTTCGGACAATGACTAATATCAAAGTTGAGTATACAAAACTTTTTTTATCAGAATTGGGCAAGACCGTCAACGATAACACTGTTAACGAACATATGCCACTGTGGTGGAAAAATACCAGAGCTAAAAACACCGGCGGCCTTCGTCTAACTGAACTAGGATACGAAGTTCTAAAGCAGTTAGACATAGCCACATATGATATACCTTATCCAAAAGACATGCCTATGACTGCCCAAGTAATAGTTTTTTTGGATAAATTTATAGATTGTCCATATTTCCTTAGTTCAAAAAGTATCACTGTTACTCATAAGAAAAAAGCTGTTGAGCTGTCCCTGTTCAGTGGCGATCTAAGGAAATATGGTTTAGCAAAAGCTATGTCGCGACAAAGAAACTCCTAACGTGGAAAAAGATGCATATTGTGGTTGACGCATTTGATGTTCGATGCTATAACACATGCATAGGCACTGAAACACAGAAAGGAATACATCATGTCTGATTCAACTCGCACTGTTAGCCCGAACAAGGCCAAAGCCAGTCTCCGGATTGCTATGAAAAAGAAGCGTCCAATCTTTCTTTGGGGTCCTCCGGGCATTGGTAAATCTGATGTTGTCAAGCAGATTGCTGACAGCTTCGATGCTCCAATGATCGACGTTCGTCTGTCTCTTTGGGAACCCACTGATATCAAAGGTATCCCTTACTTTGATAGCAACCTTAACAAAATGGTTTGGGGAGAACCAAACGAACTCCCTGACAATGAATTTGCTTCGCAGCACGAAAACATTGTACTGTTTCTTGACGAAATGAACAGTGCTGCACCAGCTGTGCAAGCTGCTGCATACCAGCTGATTCTCAATCGTCGCGTTGGCGAATACCATTTGCCTGACAATGTTATGATTGTTGCTGCTGGTAACCGTGAAGCTGATAAAGGTGTTACTTATCGTATGCCTGCTCCGCTTGCCAACCGTTTTGTTCACTTGGAAATGGACGTAAACTTTGACGACTGGTTTGCTTGGGCTGTAAACAACAACATTCATTCCGATGTAGTTGGTTACTTGCAATTTGCAAAACAGGACCTTTACGACTTTGATCCTAAGAGCCCGAGCCGCTCTTTTGCTACGCCTCGTTCTTGGTCGTTTGTATCTGAACTGCTTGATGACGAGCTTGATGCTGGCGTTACTACTGATCTTGTAAGTGGTGCAGTTGGCGAAGGTCTTGCTGTCAAGTTTATGGCTCACCGCAAGGTTGCAGCTAACATGCCTAACCCGACAGAAATTCTCGAAGGTAAGGTAAAAGAGCTGAAAACGAAAGAAATCAGTGCCAAGTATTCCTTGACTGTTTCGCTCTGCTACGAACTCAAGGAATCCAGCGATAGCAACGACAAGAAGTTTGACGAAAAAGTCAACAACTTCCTTCGCTTTGCAATGGATAACTTTGAGACTGAACTTGTTGTTATGGGCATCAAGCTTGCACTTACACAATATGAACTTCCGATTGATCCGGATGCTGTTGAGTGCTTTGATGAATTCCACGAACGTTACGGCAAGTATATTAAAGCTGCACAAAGTGTGTGAACCATTCAGTGGGCGAGTCAAACTCGCCCACTATTTCTATTACTGCTTGACAATGAAAATATATATGCTATAGTAAGGCATACATCAACAAAAGAGGTATCTAATGTCTACCAAAGCTACTGCAAGTGCGCCGCGTCAATGGCAACCTGATCCAAACATTTCCAAAGAAGAATTGGAAAAAATGCAAAAAGAAGTGCACGAACGTATTATCACTTCTCGTGTAGGACTGTTGCTGCGGCATCCATTTTTTGGAAACATGGCTACACGTCTTAAAATTCAAGCTGCTGACGACTGGCTGCCTACTGCGGCAGTTGACGGTCGTAATCTGTATTACAACACGCAATTTTTCAATGCAATGAACAACAAAGAAGTTGAATTTGTTATTGCTCATGAAATCCTGCACATGGTTTACGATCATCTTGGACGCAGAGATGATCGCGATCCTAAACTTTACAATATTGCCGCCGACTATATTGTTAACAATCTTCTTGTTGACGATCGTATTGGCACAAAGCCCAGTATTGTAGATTGTTTTCAAGATTTTAAGTATCGGGGCTGGACTAGCGAAGAAGTTTACGACGACCTTTACAAGGAAGCTAAAAAGAACGGTAAAGAAATTCTCGATAAACTTGGCGAAATGCTTGATGAGCACATCGACTGGGAAGACAGCAGCGATGGCGACAGTGACGGCAAAGCTAAGGGTCGCCCAAGTTATAGCAAAGCTGAACTTGACCAAATTCGCGATGAGATCAAAGAAGCAATGATTAATTCTGCGCAGACTGCCGGCGCAGGAAATGTGCCAGCAGGAATTCAGCGACTGATCAAAGAGCTCACTGAAAGCAAGATGAACTGGCGAGAATTGCTTCGCCAGCAAATCCAAAGCACTATTAAGAGCGACTTTACTATGAGTCGTCCTAACCGTAAGAGCTGGCACACTGGTGCTATTCTTCCCGGTATGAACTTTGACGAAACTATTGATATCTGTATTGCTCTTGATATGAGCGGATCTATTGGCAATGACCAGGCAGCAGATTTCCTAGGAGAGATCAAAGGCATTATGGATGAATACAAGGATTACAAAATCAAAATCTGGTGCTTTGATACTGAAGTTTACGGCGAAGATGATTTTACTGCCGACGACGGACGTGAAATTACGGATTACGAAATTCGCGGCGGCGGCGGAACTGATTTTATGGCTAACTGGCGTTATATGCACGATCAGGACATTTTGCCTAAAAAGTTCATCATGTTTACTGATGGTTATGCTTGGGATAGCTGGGGAGAGGAAGATTACTGTGATACGGTCTTTGTTATTCACAGCAATCGCAATAAAGACCTTGAAGCGCCATTTGGCATTACTGCTCACTACGAGGAGGCAAATGGTTAATATCAAGGATACCAATCCACTTGATGTATTAAACTTGAGGAGGGTAGATTTTTGCCCTCCTCATTTTTCTACAACTAATATTCCAAAAACCTACAATATGGAATATGCAATTGTAGAGTGGATACGAGACCATCTTAGCGGCAGATTTTATCTAGGCGAAAATGTCAGTCTCGATGATACTAACAATATGAAAATTGTATATACTATAGGGTTTGAAAACAGCAAAGAACTTTCGTATTTTATGCTGGCGTGTCCATTTTTAAAATATCGATAATCAATCTATCATAAATTATAATATAAGGAGATTATAACATGACCGAAGATAACAACAGTAATCAAACAGATTTGACAATTCAAGATCTTGCTGTTGCAAGAGCTATTATTGAACTAGCAACTGAAAGAAATACCTTTAAGCCTAATGAATTGGCTGCTGCTGGCTCACTGTATAATAAACTCGATGCCTTTCTTAAGAACGTAGAGCAGCAAGCAGAAGCAGCAAAAGAAGGCACAGAAGCAGCACAAACTGATAGCAACAAGGACAATGACAATGGCTAATATAAAGCACGTCGGACGACTTGTAAAAAATCAACGCAAAGTGATAGTAGCTTACAGAGTCTTACCAGGCACTGAAACAGAATGTCTTGTAATACCAACCGAAAGTATCGGAGCAGCAGAGCACGACAGTCTGATTAATCTAGTTGAAAGCGATGCAGGACAAAGTGCATACGAATTTGCTGAGGCTATGTCAAGAGCAGTTTTGCCTGATGGCAGAAATATGCTAGCAGCAATGCATACCACAGGCAAACTGCTTAAGATGAACACCAATGAAATTGAAATGACTCCATCAACTACACAGACTCTTCTTTTGTCAGAGCTTAACAGTATCATAGCAGAAAACAAAGGAGTAACAGTATCTGATCTAGCAATAAGCAATCCTAATTCTACAAACGAACCCTCTAGCACTGTGGAAGAATCAAAGGATCCAGTTGAAGTGTATACAGATAAAGTGTATACAGATGAATCAACTGTTACAACAGAAGTAGAACAGCCACTAGACGACGAAGCCCTTGCTGCACAGCTAAGAAGCCAAGCAGATGCTATGTTCAAAGAAGCAAAACGGCTGCGAGAACAAGCCAACGATCTCGTTCCAACAAAGAAAAAAACAACAACAAAGAAAAAAACTCAAAGTGTCTGACAAAAACAAGGATCATTGGGAAGAAATTTTAGAGTCAATTTCGCTGGATTTTATTCCAATAGAGTATATCAGTGCTGTCGTTGTAACATTTGATGACGGCACTGAATGGGAAATTGAAATTGACAAAGAAAGTAGAGAACAAGGAAATCCTGACGACCTTTTACAGGATTTTTTTGACGAATATGAAGATACTATAATAACTGTGGATTTTAGAATAGATATAGAACTTCTAAAAAAAGATATTACCAAACGCACTAAGATTTTCCTCAAGCATAACAGATAGTGTACATCGCTCTTACGGTGTTCTTTGATAAATATACTTAAAGAACACCGTAGGAGAATTCAATATGGCTTTGCGTTTAAAGCGAGGAACTAACGCCGAAAGACTTAATTATACCCCAGAGTTAGGCGAATTAATTTATGTAACAAACTATTCAACTGAAAACGTGTCGCCTTTGTGGGTCGGCGATGGTAGTACTGTTGGCGGTAATGAAATTATAAACGGTGGCGGCATTACAGACCTTGTTAATGATACATCTCCTGAACTAGGAGGTAATCTAAATCTTAACAGTTTTGATATTGTAGGTATTGGTGATATTGATATAAGCGGTAATATAGATATCACTGGCAATCTTCTTGCAAACACTGTTTCGGCTACTACAGTATCTGGAAATTTTAGTGGTGATTTAACTGGATCTGTATTTGGTGACGATAGCACTACAATCATTGACGGGATCAATAATTCGATTAATACAAATCAAATATTAGGTACAGGATTGCTTAGAGTTGATAACGGAAGTGGAATATTAATAAACGACGTTAACGATTTTGCAACACTTGCTGTTCGTCGTGAGGATAACATTGATATAAGTGACCCAGGCACTATAGTTGCATACGGTACATTACGTTTTGAAAGGGATGATATTAATGGATTAGGCACAGGTGTGTATATACAAGGCGGAAGTGACGGGTTTAAAGTATTCACTCTTCCTGATGGTTCGTCATTTAATTTGCTTAATTCAATACATTTAGATATGAACGGAAATTTAGGTGTAGGAAAAACTCCTACAACTAAACTAGATATAGACGGAAATGCTGCCATTTCAGGTAGCTTAGAAGCAGATGCAATTCTACTAAGCGGTAGTACCATTGATACCAGCGATAGCAGTGCAATAAATGTTGTTCCTGCTACAACCTTTAACAGTGACGTTACAGTGGAAAATAATTTAACTGTAAACAATACTCTCACTGTAGACACATTAGCAGTTACCAATTTCCAAACAGCCGGCAACGGAACTCCGGAATTAGAATCAGATACTGATATTTTATTAACAGCAGGAACAAGAGTAGAAGTCACTCAAAGTCCTTTAGCAATGGCCAGTTTTACAACTACAGAAAGAAATGCACTAACACCTCAAAACGGCGATGTAATTTACAATACTACAGATAGCAAATTCCAAGGTTATGCCGGCGGCATTTGGGTTAATTTACACTAAGGACAATCAATGAGTGAAAAGTATTACCAATTAGGAACATATACTGCTGAGCAATGGTGTCAAATACACCGCGAACTAATAGCAGATGAAGGTGCTGGTGCAATACCTGATAGATGTGTAAATTGTGTCGACGACAAGCCGCATAGTTCCACAAGAGGTATATTTTTACTCACTGACGAAGAAGTAGCAGCATTAAAAACCGATCCAAGAATTTCTTGGATAAACATTGATTATACCAGTTATCCAGAAACTTACAAACCAGATCCAGAAGATCTTCAAGCTAGTAGTGCTGAATTACTAACTAGATGGCAAGGAAATGTTAAAGTTTATAGAGAATTTGAAACTAGCAATACATTACCGATAACTCCAGATAATACAGACGAAAATCGAACAGGATACCAATTGCTTCGACCTATGCAAAAGTTAGATCCATGGGTAAACAATAGTCAAGCAGCCAATTTTGTAATCGACAGTAATATACAACAATTCGGAGATGCTAGAGATGTTGACGTTATTGTTGCCGACGATGGCGGAGGCTGGATTGGTCATCCTGAATTCCAGAACAATACAACAGGGTCTAAACCAAAAGATTATGTTGGCGGAAATGTCTTGCCTGGCAATGGTACTTGTGACGTATTAGATTTAGTTCTTGATGCACCTTACTATTTAGATCCTGAGTACTTTGATGCTGATCCTGAAAATCGATTAATTACTCGGTGGGACGGTACTATTGTACCTGATGAAACTGAAGCAAGAAATTGGTGGGCTAGTACAACTAATCGTAGTAATACCTTTAATGTTGCTCACGCAAATGTTGGCACTGTAACTATAACAAACTTATACACTAGAGCATTTTGTAATGGAAGCAACACTGCACAAAGCAGCGTAGGCACGCACTGTACGCCCTGTATGGCGCTTACATATGGTAGAACACAAGGTTGGGCCTACAATTCTAACAAGTGGGTTTTAAACCTATATGGTACAAATGGCAGTGATGTCGAACCTGGATTCGACTTACAAAAAATATTTCATAATACGAAACCTGTAAATCCAAAGTATGGATCAAAAGATCCTACAGTTAGCAGCAACAGTTGGGGATATAGATCCAGCAAAGGCACAACAAACGGTTTCTATCACTTTCGAGAAGATGCTCCTGTACAATACGGTGGTACTACTGCGGAACCTGCATTTATTAGTCACATGGGAGCAACAGGTGATCTCGGTCGTTGGAAAAGTGAATTTAAACCTAACTCTCTAGTAACAGCACTAGACGAACTTTGTGACGCAGGAGTAATATTTGTTGTAGCAGCTGGCAACAGTAATCAAAAACAAGTAAAATGGAATCATCCTGATTACAACAATTACATCAGTGCTACCAGTGATCAGGCATTAGAAGATACCACTTATTTTGACATAGGCATTCCTGTATACGGAACTACAAATAGAAGAGGTTTTCCTCAAATGGGCGGTAAGGTTGTCTTAAATTCAGGAACTGGCGAAATAGAGCACAAGGCAATCAACATTGGGGCGTTAGACGATGATTTGGCCGCCGGTGGCCTAGAAAGAAAAGTAAACTACAGTGATCGCGGAAATGATATTGATTTTTATATGCCTGCAGACGGCACTTTGGCAGCCAATAGAGGATACACCAGTGAAGGACCTTATCCAGATACATACCCAGGTTTCACAGCAGATAGCGGAAGTGGAGCAGGTGTTCCTGAGGACTGTGCTTTTGGAGGCACCAGCGCAGCTTGCCCGGTAGCAGCAGGATTTATTGCTTGTTTAATAGGTTTAAATAGAAACTGGACTTATAAAGAAGTTCGTGATTACATTCAGAGTTTGGATATACAAGAATCTAATGAATTCTATTATGGAACTGAAAGTGCTAGTGCAAATGATAGTAATTGGTTAGATTATAACAGTTTAGAAGGCGGGGAAGCAAAAGTAGGTTATCAAGATTTAACCAAAATCTCTCAATCTACTTTTCCTATACGTAAAGCTAATATAGGTAATGGTCTAAATTTAAATAATCTAAAAATTAATTATAAAAATAAGTTTGACAGAGGGTAGTTTAAATTTTAAAAATGACTGATCAATTTTATAGTACAATATACGAACTCGATATTCCTTTTACTGTATTAAATAAATTAAGAGATCTTTCGTCTAACGGTCAAAAAACATTTTTAAAAGATCTTTCGATCATTGAAGAACAAGAAAAAATAAAAACTATTTTAAATGATTTTATTGACATTAGTAGTTTTCATTATGCAAATTTATTCAATCATCGAACTCCATTTACAATTCACAGTGATATAAGTAATAAAAAGAAATCGATACTTTTAATTCCTATAGATGCTAGCATAGATCAAAAATTTATTGTGTTTGATCAAATTGTCAAATCAGATACAGAAGTGTCGTGGATTTATGATATCTTCGATGACAAAACTGATGAAGAATTAAAAGAAATGTATTACGAATCGGCCTTAAAAACTAGACCTTGTGATACAGAATGTGTTAAGGGATGCACTCAGTTGCCAATAAGTAACCAATTATATCAATATCTTCCGTTTTCTCGAGATTTATATTATGGACTATCTGGATTTGTTTGGGACTATACCCCTGGAAAAGCACTACTTTTTCCTGCTAATCAAATCCATGCAACCGGAAAAATGAAATCTAGCAAAATAGGATGCACTGTTCAGTTTAAGAATTCAACAAACAATCTTGAGACGTTAACATCAAAACGCATCCTATCTTAAATTTTGTTTGTTTTGCAGTACCGTGTAATTGACTACTTTTAAAAATAAGGCCCTTTCCTGGAAGTTGTGTCCAAGTTCTTCCACTTAGACCAAAATAGAATTCTTTTTCAAATGGTAAATCCTCTTCAATATTACTATTAACTGGGAAATTAGTTAAACCTTTAACTCCTTTGGTATCATATGGCCTTTTACCTTCGTAACAAATACTTTCAATATGATCGTTATCATTATTGCTTTTCACTAAATCATTATCTGTTAAAGGTTGATGTCTTTTTTGTTTAACATTCTTAAATTGCCATTCACAGCCGCATTTGTCAAATGTTTGATCAAAAACTATAAATTTTTGTGTTTTATCTTCGGTCCAAACTGGCACGTTTAAATTATAAACTGCATCTGATTTATATCTATCAACATGTAATGGTATAGTTTCATCGTGTGCGTAAATATACGCAGTGCTAACTTTATCTATATCTAAAAAACTTTTAAAAGAATTTTCTAAAAGTTCGTTAGTAACTTTGGTATAAAACGGAAAATTTCCTAATTTTCTATTACCTAAATTTTTTAACACGTGGTTATATAAATTTTTAATTGTTGTCATTGGTATATCTATTTCTATCATAAGCCTTCAATATCCTTTTGACCGTCTAAACTAAACATTAACGCAATTCTAGGTTGATCGCTCATGTTTACTACTGCATGAGGATAGCCAATATTCAAAAAATAAGCATTACCGTCATCTAAATTATAAGCTTCTAACTTGTTGTTTCGTTTAAATAAATTTACAACATTGTTACCTCCATAGATAGGACAAACACATCTCACTGCATAGCTAACATCATAATCTACATGGAAAGGGATCATTTTTCCAGGTGCAAGCTTAGTTATTCTTATTCTACTGGCTGGCGATTTACATTGTTCAACGATACTTTGTATATAACTATTTTTATAATCTTCTGTAGGAATATTATATAAATGCTCTTCTCTACGTTTCAATCTTTCTTTAATACTAGTTGTATACGGAAGTATTTTACTTGGTTCTGTTAAGTTAATTTGTTCAAAATTATCATAAACATCTTTTACTAAATCCATATGATTATCGCATAACATTGGATTAGCTGTTTGAACATCTACAAATTTTTGTGCTAATTTATCTGCCTCTGAACGAAGTTTACTTAAATTAATATTTAAATTTAAATTTGCAATAGTAGGAAGATCTTGTTTTTTCATGTTTTAACCTTGTCATTAGTATATTCATTAAATGTCTTTTTAATATTGTCTATATTTGGAAAGTACGATTCATAATCGATTAAAGATGAAAGTTTTTTGTATTTTTTACTTTTATAATGTATATCTTCGTAATAGATTATTTTTCCTTCGCAATTATTTAGTTTTTCAATAATACTAAAGAATTGTTCTAGACTTTTGTTAAAATCGTAATCTGTCCAGTTTTTTTCTATATTTTCTTTGTAGGAATTATCATTTAATTTAACAGCAGCAGTTGACCAATTATTAAAATCTTGAAACAAAAAACTTTTAAACCATTTCCATTTATCTCTTCTTTTTAAGATAATTATTTTATCATTTTTATAAAAGTCTTTAAACCAAGATTCGTAGTAATCACCAAGATAATTAATATGATGTTTAAAGGTATAATTTACGTTTTTATGCTTTTCATCAATTAAAAATTGTATTTTTTCTTCCAACGTAAGATGTTTTAATTGGTTAGGATCAAAATATTCTTCAACTCCGATATATTTTACATTGGGTAATACAATATTATATTCATGTATTTTTTCATAAACGTAGGACGATCCTGCCCTAGGTGCACTTAATAATATTTTCATCAAAGTCTCTAATAATATATTTGCTCCGGGGCTGCCAATAATAATCTGCATCGTTTAATCTTATACTGTAAACATATTGCAAGATATTGCCAGTTTTAAATAAAAAATCTTTTTCTAATTGTAAATTTTGATACCATTCAGTTTTTGTAAATTCTTTAAAGGATTTAACAGTCATTCTTTTTTTTCGTTGATATAAAGCATTTATCGACCGATTTCTAATGTCGTGTGTAATATATAATATTTCCAATCCTTTTTTTCTTGCCCAGTTAATTTGTAGATCTGCCATTCTTAACCCACAATGTGTAAATCTATAATCTTTTAAAATATGATATCTACATACTCTAGCAGCAATATCAGGATCATTAGTATAATGGCTAAGTTCAACAACACTTATACTTATTAATTTGTTATCTAAAAAACACATCCATGTTTCATTATTTTGATCATCAGGATTGTAATTACTAGTTGTTGTACTATCATTACCTTCTAAACGCGACTGACGTATAAAAGGATATATTAAATCTCTATAATAATCAGGATCTTCGCTGTATTGTTTAATTAAAATGTTTAGAGGTGATGACATAATCTTTATACTTCTGATAACTACGTTCTAATATGTTGTGCCATTTTGTTAGATCATAAACACCGTGTATTACAAGTTGACAACGTTCTTTAAATTCAAATCCTTTATCTACACCATGTTCAAAGGTTGCTCCGTCATATGCAAAAGAATTGGTTTCGGGTGGTAGCATAGGATATACTCTTGTTGCTCCACTGTCTTTACTCATATAAAAATGTTCATTGCGCCAATCAGTAACTTTACTCCATCTAAAATGTAAATGACTCGGTGCTTGTTTTCTTAAAAGTTTTTCCATCGATTTCTCTTCATCATAATGAGGAGGAATCGGCTTAGGAGTTTGTACAAAAAATATTTGATGTATACTTTTAAATGGTAAGTGATTTACATATTCTTTTATGTGTGGAAATTCTTGCTCGGCCCAGTCAAACCATTTCGGATCCTTTCCTGGCTGTCCACATTCATTAGACTTTAAGAATAATAATGTACCTACATTTTCAGTTTCATAAAAATTATTTTGTTTATTTTGATCTTGTCTTATAGCATCAATATGATCTAAATCTACATCTAGATATGGTAAATCTAAAGGAGTCCATACCATATCTCTATAACCGTTATATTCATCATGCAAACTCAAATCGTTCCAGCCAGGTCTATCAGGTCCTGGATTTCCCGGGTCGTTATTTAAGTATTGTCTGATCGGTATTCCGTTTTCGTCGTATTCTAAATCGTATTTTTTTATTCTATAATTCAACATCAATTATTGTCCTATGCCCTACTGGTATATTTAAATTAAATTCATATTTAACATTTTTATATTGATTAAAATAATTAATATCTATATACGGTAATTCTTCTTTATTATTTCTATTTACTTCATGCACTATAGCACGTTTAGGTTTATAAAAATTACAAATACGTTCAAACATATCAATAGGATTTTTGTCATATATCAAAACACTTCCGAAAATAATAATATCACAAATAACAAATTTTAAATCGTTCCAATTTCTAAGTTCAAATAAATGGTCAGGATATTGTTTTTTAGCAAATTCTATGGGTTCATAGCTAGTATCAAACCCGTAATAATTGTATTTATAGTGGTATAAATATTTATTAATTTCTCCGGTTCTGCACCCAACATCAACAATATGTTTGCAACTATGTTTTTTTACAATTTCGGCTTGTGTTTTATATAAAACACTAGCTTCGTAACTATCTAAATAGCTCATATCATTAATAGTGTAGCTCTTCCGTAACTTCGACGTGTTTATAATCACAAGCTATTCTCCAAAGTAATCTATTTTTATCTAAAACAGGAGTACGTCGGTGTAAAGTAACAAATTGATCCATTAACAACAAATCTCCACGTTTAAATATATGATGATATTGATGTTTGCTTTTGAAAATAATAGGCTTTAATCTTTCAATCATTTGTTCGTGATCGATTTTCTTTTTACCTTCCCAGGCGCCAACAATAAAATGGTAAGGAAAATAAAAATAACTTTTACCAGTGTAGGGATGCTCTCCTACTATAGATCTAATACTTCCTTTATTTTTACTCATAAATTCCAGTTCAGGGTCGTCGTCTTCCAAGTGATACATTGTATTATTTTGGAATTTAATTCGTATTTTAATACTTTTCCAGTATTCCTGTTCATCCTTGGATAATTCATAAAATGGATCGCTTGTATTACAAACACTTAATGTAGTATTAATGTCTTCTTCTATACAGTAAAGGGCAATAACAATTTTATCAATTAAATGCCTACTGTTTCCGTTACTGTGCCAGCCTAATTCAGTATCACCGAACATTCCAATTTTTTTACCATTGTCATCACGTTTACCAGTTACTAAAAAAATTTCAGGATAATCTTTTGGATTCATAAAAAGATCAGGTGTCTCACACTCGCCAAATTTTTTCATTATATCAATGTACTGTTTCTCTGTTAAACTCTGTTCATGAAATACTGTACAGCCTACATTTTGTATTTCATATGCTAGATTAGCAATACTGCATTTTTTAATATCGTCTAAATGTCTGTTAGGATTCATAATAGCGTTCCTTAATTAAATCTGCAACACACAACCTGTTTGTATAGTTACGCTTAAATTTATTATAACATGGATCGTCCGAAGTTGCAAGCCAAACTACATCACTAGGTGTAAGATTTAATTCATTGCAAATGTCTAACTGAATTGGCCTTAAAGTATTGTAAACTAAATCAATTGGTATATTTTTAATAAGTTCTTCGCCTAACCCCATACTGTGATAGTTGTAATACTTTGCATTTACATTTAAAGGTTCTAACCATCTATCAGGAGTTTTACTCCAATAATAACCAATACGATAATTACGTAATCCAAAACATTTACTAAAACTAAAAAATACTTTTTCTACATTGTCAGGTATTTCAAAATGCCTTACATCAGTACTTAACAAATAGGCTAAATCTAACACAACAGGTTTATCAGTTGGAATATCACAATAGTTTCCATCAAAACTTGCAGGACTAGTCCAATAATGTACATCACCAATTGTTTTACCAGAAACCCATACATAATCACCTTCGCGTATTTGTATAGTACGTTTCTCTCCCCACATCCAATAATTTAAACCTTCTGTAATACCGTTAAGTGGATATAAATATTCAAAATTGCTTAAATCACAGTAAGGCTTTAAATATTCTGTAATATTACTAGAAAATACTTTTACTTCTTCGTGATTATCTAATTTAAAATTATCAACAACATTTTGAACTTCTTTAATTGGAAAGCTTCTTATTGCTAAACTCTGTTTGATTAATTTTTGAACTTTATTCATTTAATACTCTATGTACATAAGTGTTTTTTAAATCTATTTTTTTGTTTACCAAATTTAAAACTGGTTGTTCATTTGATGCAGTAACACTGCGTAAATCTTTTAATTCTAAACCTAAGTTTTGTAATCTACCAAAAAAACCGATCCTATTAGCAAGTGTCTTTGTTTGAGATTCTTGTAATTTATATATTTCATTCACAATTTCGTGTGCTCGTGTTTGATCCATAGTTTCGTGCTTCCAGTACCCTGTTTCTGGATTATAGTCATATCCAAACTTATATGGATCGTTACCTATTTCGTTGCTAAAATCACTTGTTTTATCTTCAACATCTCTTTTATAGTGTAAAACATACAACGGTGTAAAATTAAAAGCATCTACAGGACAATCAGGTGATGTTAACCATTCTACTGTATTCCATATTTCTTCTTCAGTTTCATGTCGTAACCCTGCAATAAAATTACAACTAAGTGTAGTGTTATCACCTAGTATTTCTTTTACTTTATATAAGGTATCCTTCACACGACTAGGATCCATTCCTTTGCCAACGTGTTTACCTGCTTTATGGCAAAATGTTTCTATACCAAAATTAATAAAATCAGGATTAGTTAATTTAAGGTTAGATATCATTTTGTCAGACACTGCAAGTGTATCTATCCTACAATACCCAGCCCAGCTAAGTTTAAAAGGCAATTCTTGAATGCAATCAGCATACATTTGTACTTTGTGAGGGCTATCGTTAAAAGTATCATCACTAAACATATAACTTTGAGTTCCAAACAAATCATAGTTACGCCGAACTTCTTGTTTAAAAATATCAATATTTTTTAAGTACGTGTCATCGCCTTTGCGTCCAAGATTTTTAAAACTGCAATAACTACATTTAAATATACACCCTCTACTAAGTTCAATGGGTAAAACTTCTTTATTAAAAATTTTATCGTTTTCATGCCATTCTATTGTTTTTGTGTGCATCGGTCCAACAGGATAATCATCACCTAAAATACGCAATCCATTACTAAAATTGTCAGTTTTAATATCATGTTGATATGCTAAATGTTTTGATAATTCAACTGCACTAACATCGGCTTCGCCCCAGACATAATAATCAATAGGAATAAAACTTGTTGTGCGCACACTTTTAGTTCCACCTAAAACAATTTTTGTATTAGGATTTTTTTGTTTAATTAAATCGTACATTTCTCGAATATGTTTTTTTGTACGAGGCCAGGTACCAGTTCTCCAATTTTCAATCATAAAACTGTTATTATATTCGCCATTTAAAATTTTTTCTTTAATTATTTCACTAGTTACGCCAGGAGCAAACAGTGTTGTACTAAACCCTACCCAAAGTGTATCTTTGTTTACAAATTTGTCAATAATTTTAATTAACTGGCTTTGATATAATTCTGCAAAAAAATCAACAACCTGCACAGTGAACCCTGCTTTGCGCAATTCAGTTGCTACTCTATAGGGTCCGGCATATCTACCAAAACCCAGAGCTCCGTTAGAATCAGAAAAAATTATAATGTTCATATTGTTTTAAATACACCTAATTTAATTAATTTTTCAGTTATCCAGCCGCCGGTATCATATTTGTGTAAACGTATTTTTCTAAAATTTTTATGATGTTCTTTATGATAACCTTCGCCGGCTATTAAAAAGTTTAACCACCAGACATTTGTTCCACCGTCTTCTTTATGGCCAATTGTGTTTAATAAACCAAATCCAATTTTAGCATGTATAAATGGCATAAGAGCAAAAGCTACAAAAAACTTTGGGCTAATTAGTAAACTTACTATCCATATTACAACTATAATTTTAAACCAGTGATTATGGCAAAAAACTAACCTAGGATTTTTATATAAATCTTTTGCATACTTTATAGGAATACGTGGAACATCCCAAGTAGTAGTCAAAACTTTCCACCACCCTACATGTTTCCAACTATGGGGATCTTTATCAGTATCACTGTGTGCATGATGCATTCTATGGCTAGCTATCCATCCAATCGGTGATCGAATAACAGCAATCATTAACATAGCAAGTCCTACAACTTCAAACCATACTGGAGGAATAAATTGTTTATGACAATAATACCTGTGCAACAGAATGCTTGCTCCCCAATGAGATATTAAAGTTCCCCAAAGATATCCTATGATTATCACATATATCCAATCCATTAAATGTTCCTTACTATATCAATGCTTTCTTCCCAGGTTTGTGTATGGCTTATAAAATTAATATTACAAATTGTTCGATGCTTTTTTCCCTTATTTATTGCTTCGTGCCATTGTTTAACATTCCACAACACAGGTTTATCAGTTAATGCATACCTGCACACTGCTTCGTTGTCTGAAAACAAATATTTATCGTTACCTTTGTTATAGGTTTTCCAATAATATTCACTCCAATAAACACCTACGTTAGGATCATTAGGCACATACCCGTCAACATCTTCATATTCAGGCCAACTAGTAAGAGTATTTTCGTCACAGCCGGATATTGGAAATATTAAACTAGCAACACTAGTTCTAGTATGATGTCTATGACCAAAAAATAAATGTTCTACATCTTTAAATGATTTTTGTGTAGGATCCGACTGGAAAAATTTTAAACTTTGTGTAAATCCAAACTTTTTTAAAGTTAATGATAATTTTTTGTGTTTTTTTAAATCACTAGTATTTACAACTTGCATAACAGGTTTGTCAGGATCATAAAGATTATAATGATCTTTATAATATTTTATAAAATAATCAGTTTCTGGCTTTTGAGTGTAAATGTAAGGTAAATGTGCAAATATTTCTTGTACTTGCTGATGTATAAACTTCAAAGTAGGAGTCCAATTAAGCTCATATATAAATGGTTTTGCTTTCTCTGGATTAGTTAAAACAGGCATTATTTTTCTCCTAGAATTGCTGCAACTAGATGAAATCTATTTTCTTTGCTACCATTGAATACGGTGTGATTTACCAGAGTATCAGTATGCCACCAGGTATTTTGAGGCAAATGTTTTATTTCGTCTTGGATTACCATATAGCATCCTTCCTGTGTTTTCATTGGATAATGAACGCGAGTAGAAGAATCATTGTGCCAGGTTAAGCAGGTTTTAGGTGCCAAATTCATAATTCTCACTCTACCAAGAATAAATTTTTTTTCTAGTGCACAATATGCTTGTTCAAACCCTGTTCCTATAAACTGTGTACATAAGGTATCAAAATCTTTTTCGTCAAAAATTGTTTCACGTTTTTTAAGATGAAATTCGCCATTTTTATCAGTGTAGGAGTTGTCCCAGTCCCAGATTAAGCTTCCGCGACCAAGATATATATTTGATGGATCGTTTTTTACAGTATTAATACATATTTGTTCCGGTAAACCATTGTTATACCAACTTATTGTTTTGTTGTTTAATAATGTTTCTAATTCATGATAAAGATTTAAAGTAGGCAAATCTGTTAACTGATTAAAATATTTCATTTTTATCCTAACTATACTAAATTATTTAGTATCTCAAAATTTTCTCTTGGGTATTTTGCTGTCTGCACTGCTTACACATGAATCAGTAATACAAGGCATCGGTTTATCAAACAATTGAAATCCTGTTTCTATATTTCCTAATGGAACATCGTGACAACTATAACTGCGTTTAACGCTACCGTCAGGTTCTCTAATAATTATTCCTTGGTATCCTGCATTGCAACTCCAGCCTTTAAATCGATTAAAATTAAATGCATTAAATCTTTCTGCTTGATCCATGTACCACTTTTTATTATATTTATCTGTAAATTCTACTTGCATATGCCACGGAACAGTGGCGTCAGGTTTGCCTATGGTATGATCGGGTATATCAAATGATGGTTTTGGACGATCAGCCCATTTGCGTTTACTTTCTGTATATGCTCGTTGTGGCATTCCATTGTGTAATTTTTCTAGCATGTCGTCAGTATAACCATCAACAACACGACTCGCTGTAGGATCACTCTGAGGCTTTAGTGTAACATTGATACCTTGCTCATGAAAGAAAAGTGCATTTTCCCAATCTTTTTCAAACCAGTCCGGTACCATAACCATGTTAATAGTAACTTGTATGTCATGTTCTTGGCAAAAAATCAACTTATCTGCAAAATCCTGCATTTTTTCAGGTGTGTTAACATGTTCGGTGTGCAAACTTGCTGTGATACTAGCACGATGAAACGGTTTTGCTTTCTCTACATAATCTTCAAACCAGCGCATATTTCTAGAACAATTTGAAGTCATATGAATACTTGTATAATTAGTATTATCAACATCGTCAGCAAGGTAGCCCAGTATATCCAAGTATCCAGGATGAAAGGTAGGCTCACCACCACTAAGAGAAAAATGAAAGCTATTAAACCCGTTGTCACGGGCCTGCCTTTTTATTTCATCAATTGTTCGTAAGCAAAGTTCTGTTGGACGGTGGTCTTTTCTGTCTGAACGAGCATAGGGCCAACAATAGCTGCAACGATAATTGCAAAACCTGCCAAGAAGCCAACTAACAGTAAAAATATCTCGATAAAGAAGAGTACGTTGTCCGACTTGCACAATATCGTCGAACGGTATTTTTGTAAAATCGTAATTGCTCCATTTTAAATCTTCATTCATATTTGTAATTATACAATAAAATCAATACATTGTCAAATGAGTTTATATTTAAAATTCGCCAAACGCCCATTTTCTTTCCAAACACCACCAACATTTGCCACATGGATTGTTTTCAAAATCTCTATTATAATATGCTGTATCAGGTATATCTTCGCAACTTCTAGTGAGCTGTAATAATTCATCAGCTTCAAATTCTTTATATAAAAAACTGATAAATCTTTTATCAACATTAACAAAAGGAGTATAGTAAGTGGTATTGTTTACAGTCCAAAAACAGGGTTTTAATTTTGATAGTGCGATGCGTTCAGATAACCCAGTTTCATTTAAATTTACAATTTTGCCATTTATATCTTCAACTAATGCCAAGTTTTTTGGGTTACTGGTTAATCCAGTGACCACTAAATCTATTTTTTTATCTTCAAAAAGCTGCTGTGGTATTCCTAATACATGTGTCTGATTTTGTTCTTTACGATAATATGTGTAATGCATATTGAACTGATCAAACTGTGTTTTGTCTAGTATATAGTTTATAACATCAGCTGATTTTCTTGCGTTCCACCTATGTTTTAAATCATTTGCACAGGTTAGTGCATTTACTTCTGTGTTTGATCTTTCTTTTTTTATTAAATATTTTACAACAAGATACATCAATATTGCACTGTCAGCGCCGCCGCTGAGATTAATAGCTATTTTTTTGTATCGATCTGGAATATCAAAATTGATATTTTGATCTTCAAAAGAAAAATACATAATCAATCCTTGTTTGTAAAGTCTTTTTATAAAATATCATCAGTTATATATTTTTCTATACGATCCCATAACCAAGGATTTAGATCTTTCCAATGTTCATTGCGTATTTTGTTAAGGTTAATATCATTGCGAATAAACATGCCAAAATCTCCATCTTGTTTCAATTCATCGATTAACAAATTAAAAATCTTTTTAGATTGATGAGATTTTTTTTGTTTTATTAAAATTTCAATTAGTTCTTTTTTAACTGAATCAGGCAAGTTGCGTGGCATAATCCAATTCGGACCGTCAACAACAACGTTATTGTGATTGAGTTCATTTTTTTGACACCATTTTACAAGACGGTCAACTTGATTTATATTGTACAAACTTATGACACTGTGAACATTAAAACTCATAGAACAATCTTGAAACGTTTCTTTAAACCATTTTACATTGTTTTCCACTTGTTGCCAATCGCTGCCCTTGCGCAGAAAATTGTTCATTTTGCCGTATCCGTCGATGCTGAAAGTAAGATTTATGTTTTTGCATTTTTTAAGAAGATCGGTTAATTCCTGATTTGGTCTTTTTGTAGTATTGGTTACTAAAAGTATCTCCAGTTCTGACAAATTGCATTTTTTAAGCAATTTGATAAATTTTTCTTGCTCCATTAGGGGCTCGCCGCCTAACATTTTAATAAATTTTAGATCTTTTAAATCACAATCATCAATTACAGTATTAGTTGAAATTATTCCTCGATGTTCAAACCCATAATTCATTTTTTTAGCATCACTGTACCATTGTGTGCTTAATTCCGGCCCGCATATTCTACATTTGTTATTGCAAACATTACTAAAAGCAAAATCCAAGTTGGTTAATTTTGTATATTCTCCTCGATTTTTCGCAGGCAATCCAAACTCTGTAAAAGGATTATTCATGTCCGTGCGCATACTAGTGCCGCTGGCAGCTTCGTCGGCGTAGCACTTGCTGCATCCTTCGATATATTCGTCATTGATCATACGACGCCTTAAATCCTCTAAAAAAGGATGATGAAAAGGATCAGAATATGATATGTTTAAACTTTCAGGAACATGTTCTTGCCTAAAATAACAACATGGGTTTATTTTGCCATCAGGACGTACTGCCATATGATGGAAAGGAAGTGTACATCTATGTTTCCACATGCCAAAACTCCGGCTGCATAGGATCAATACTTAATTCATTTATGTTTAATCCTTTGGGCTGATTAACAATCCAATTAATATAATTTGCTGCTGTTTCAATTTCCATTGTTTTTCTATTTGGATGTTTTTTTGCATTGTTGTCAAGTGTACCAAAACTTATATAACTGATTTTGGGTCCGTTACTCCATACACCAACCAGTCCTAGACTGTTACTATAATCTTTTAGTGCCTTTTTTTCAGCATTGTATATCCAACTACTACCTTTTTTTACACGATCAGTTGTGCTGCCTATGTTGATAATATGACAGTTGTGTGTTTTTTCTATGCATTTTTGATATACAATATTTAACAGTGTTGTTTGATTAAATTTATACAAAGCTGCACAATTTATAAAAACATCATGTTCGCAAACACGTTCAGCTAACCGCTCTTGGTCAGCTTTTTTTCCAAAATCATAGCCTGTTTCACGTGAACAAAATTCTGCATCTGGATACAAATTGTATAATGCACCAGCTAAGTCTTTTTTTGCATTACCTGTTATTATCATCTAAAACTCCTGTATCAATGTGTCCTTTTATTGTGTCCATGTATTTGTCTTTGAATTTGCTTTTTGGTGCACACAATCCACAACCACAAGTACGTTTAGGGCATATAATAGTAGGCATAGTATTAGATTCAAGTTTTTGTCGTAAATCTTCAATTATTTTTTTACCTTCGCTGATTTTTCCAATTGGTCCTCTTTTTTCGCCAAACAATGCTTGACAAGTTTGATGATGAAATACTCTATCTGTTTGTTGCTCTAAATGTAGGAAAAACCAATTTACACTGCAATGCCACCCTTTAAATTCTCTCATGTCTACAAACGTGCTTTTGCGACTTTTGTCTCCACTGCTTAAACACATTTCTCGACTACCGCAGCAAGGTCTGCCTATGGTCATACCCAGCTTTTTATCCTCTGTTGTTTTTTCTCCTGCTGCACTGAGAGTTTTTGTAACTTCTTTTTCATTATTTAATTCGGCGTTTTTGTACTTCCAATAATTTTTCATGTAATCAATTTGCTCATCTGTGTATCTATGAGCAAAATCACTTTTGCTATCAGGTTCTTCACCGATTACCCTTGGAACATATTTTACACCATTTTCATGTAGGAAATCACAAAGTTCTTTACATTCGTCAAAATAAGCCGCGTGGAACATAACATTAACACTTACACTAAAATCATATTCTGCGCCTTGTTCATGAAACTGCATTATCCGGTTACGCACCTGTTCTTTGAGTTTTTTACTGCTTTCACTGTGATAACTTACTGTGGCATGACCAAAATTTTCCATTACTGCTTGGCCCATTTTTTCGCTCATGGCACCATTGGTAGTAAGCGCAAATCCACATTCCCAACGATGTGCATACTCTTTATGATATTTTTCTTTTAAATACTTTGCAAATGGTATAAAGTTTGGATTCACAGTGGGTTCGCCGCCTGTGAATCCTATATTTGCCATTTTACTAGTTCTATATTGCATATAAAGATCAATATATTCATAGAGAAAGTCAGTATTAGCTTTTAATTCTTCTAAAGTTGCATGTCTACTAAAGTTGTCATGTCTGTGTGCAGGACAATAACTGCAATCATAATTGCATCTTCTTCCTGTATCCCATGTTACTTGAAATACTCCTCCAGTTAAAAGGTCTATAGTGTCAAAACTCATTTAAAATAATCCTTAAATATTGGTTCTACATCAGATATGGATTCGCTTCTTATTTCATCAAGCTTTTTAGTGTATTCAATAAATTCATTCCACCACTGATCATAATAAGTTTCGCTGTTCATGTAGTTGCATATACCTTCACTGATTGTTTTTGCACTAGTAACTATATGATCAGGGTATTTTTTATTTTCTACCCATTTTATAAAATTGTCAAATCTTTGTGTTGCAATTTGTTTTAATTCTTTGGGCAATACTCTGATGTTTAAATGTTCTGGTTTGTGCGCTACGTGATGGGTAATAATTGGTCTTCTGTGAGTTCTATTTATATTTTGGAAATTGCTGCTTTCCAATTTCCACTGCATAAAATCAGGAATGTGAAATATGTTGTAAACTGTAACTGTTAGAGCTAACCAACTTTGAACATTTTTTGGTAAGGTATCAAGAGTTTTTAAATTTTTGTATATTTTATTCCACTTTGCAGGATGACGTTGATATTCCAAAACCTTTTCCATGCCATCTACGCTTGCACCTACTCGTACAGATTTAAATTCTGTCCACAATGATATCACACGAGGTGGCAAAGTACTCATGTTGGTGTTGTATTCGATTGTGATATTTTTTGCAACATCATTGTCTATACAGCGTTGTAAAAAATCATAATGACGTTCAATTAACAGAGGTTCGCCGCCAGCAAAATAAACATGTGCAATATTGTGTACATTTTTTTCTAATTGATGCCAAAACTGTTCGTTATTTGGCCAATCAAAATCACTAGCACACAATTTACCATTAACTTCTTCTATAGTTACATCACCACTGGTGTCGTTAAAAACATTCGAACCAGTTAATTTAATCCAATCTTCGTACCAACTATCACTGTCTGACGGTCCGCACATACGACATTTTAGATTGCAAAAGTTACCAAATCGTAAGTCATAGTATACAACTGGAGTTTTTTCAGTATCTATTCTACCGTCTTGATCTGTTTGTTGCAGTGCATCTTGTATATTGAATTTCCATTGTGCTTGTTCGTAGCTGCGCCTGCTGTTAAGTCCTGTTTCTTCTTCTCGCTTGCAGCGCCCACATTCTTCGTTCCATATACCGTTTAACATATTTTTGCGAATATTTTTCATTAATTCGCTGTTGCGAGCTTCTTGTAAATTATCTTTACCTGCATTATAAGCAGTTCCGTCATGTTTTCGTATAACACCTTTGTTTTGTGTAACATTGGCCTGACAGCATACTCGCAGGTCTCCGTTGGATCTTGCGGCTTGAAATATCCAAGGAATAGGACAAAAAGTATCAGCCATTTTTTATCTCCGTAATTATTTCAGTGACACGAGAATCTGCCCATTCTCTTTCGTTACACCACCAACACTGTTTACATTCAGGAATATGCATTCCTTCTTTATAATCTGTAAAATCAGAACATGCTTGTTTTATCACATCATGATGATTTATATCACCTTCGCAACTGCGTGTTAAATGATATAAATCTAATATATTATGCAGATGATATTGAGCTACTATCCAATCTTTTTTAACAAATCTAAATGGATGAGCAAAAACTGTTTCAGTATTTCGATTATAAAACCATAAATCTGAAATATTTCCATCTTTTGCATCGCCATCTCTGTTTTTCATGCGATCATCTCTGCTATCGTCTGGATTTTTACTAGTAGCATTGAATACTGCATCAAAATTGTAATTCCATGCTGCAAATTTATTAAAACTTCCAACTATGATCTGGTCGCCGCTACGACCATTTAAAATTGGTCCGGCAACACCATGTTCGATTTCAGGAGGAATATAAGTAGTATGTCTATTTTCGATAATATTTGGATACATATTTTTAAGGAAATTATAAACTTGTATACTAATATAACCTTGCCAAGGACGAGTAGTCCAACAACGCTGATAAGTGATAACATCAATTTTAGTCTTTAAAGAGTTTTCGTTTATAATTTTACATAAAAGAAAAGTCAATAATGCGCTATCTGCGCCGCCGCTGAGATTTACACCAATACGCTGCCAATTTTTGTCAAAGGGTATCAAAAGATGACTAACTTTTGTAAATAATATATCATCGTTTAATTTTTCATATAATTGGTTATTATCTTTATACATTCTTTAATACCTTGTTATTCACAAATTTAAAAGTGCTTATATAATTATTAAAATCTTGTTTCCAAATTTTGTCACTTTTGCGAACATAAACTTCAAATGCCTTCCAGTGTTGTTCAGCAGCCTGATGATTTAATACATATTGCTTTACTTTATCAATGGCATAATGTGCACTGTTAAGATCTTTCCACTCGTGGCTGTTGTAATAATTTCCAATATACGAATGAAGTTTAGATGATGCAGCAATATTAGCCTTTCTCTGTGATTCTATGTTTTCAACAATTTTATAAGATTTTTCTATTTCATCTAATACAAAATCTTTGTGTTCTATCATCATTATACTAGGATTTAAATAATCAGGTGTGTAAACTATACTAGTATCTATACCATCGGAATCTAATTTTAAAAATCCATCTATTATATCAGTAAACTCCATTAGTTGATAAACACCAGTTGTACAAACTAAAACAATATCACTGGTTTTATTAACCTGCCTATATTTTTCTATGTTGTTTTTTAGTTTATTCCAATTGCCTTGTCTAAAATAAGGATAAATTTTTGGGCCACCGTCGATGCTAATCATAATTTGAACACTATTAAAATTTTCAAGTAACTTTCCAAGTTTATTTGCATCAAAATCAGCGTTAAAATTAGTATGAAACATTATTTTCATATTTTTTACATTAGGATGTTCTGTAAGTTTTTCCAAAGTAGGCAAAAACTGCTTTTGATATAATACTTCGCCGCCGGCGAAATCAACTCTTTCTAAATTAGGAAAATTTTTGTTAAGATCTTCAACAATTTCCAATGCATGATCTTTGCTGATACTCATAGTTAAATCATCATCTGGTGATTTTCTATGCATAGCACCAGTAAGCTGAATTAATTCATGTTCTTTATCTTCGCTATCGCTTTGATAATGCTTTAACTTACTCATCCAACCGCTGCTAAAAACCATACTGCAATGCAAGCAAGCCATATTACAACTGTTACTAAAACGTATTTCCGCCGTTTTTAACCCAGCAAAATCCACACTGCCGTCTTTGTTATAATATGTTAGATCAGCAGTTTCCTCTTGACGCATGCTGGTTCCGCTGTTATCACGTTCAACAAATTCACACATATCACAACCTTTTGGCCAGATACCGTTCATAAGGTCTTTGCGATGTTTTTTAAAATTTTCGTTATTAAAAAATTTACTCGGAAGATGTTCATTATCTAATATTGTTAATTGATCGCTTTGTTGCGGACAACTAGTAGCAAATCCGTTTTTAAAATTAATTCCTCCTAATGCATAATAACAAGGCAAACTCATTTATCAAAAATCTCCTTCATTTCAGGAAATACATTTTTCCAGTTTTGCTTGCGTTGATTATCGCATACTCGCAGGAATTCCTCCATTTCAGGAAGACGACGGCTCCAATCTTCACTTTCCATAAAATTTAGCATTCCTTCTAAACGTTTAAGGCCATACGGAGCATTTTCCCACATAGATTGTGTTACTTTACCTTTGTGCCAACTAGGAACACCTAACTCCCAATTTTCCTTCCACCAAGGATAAAAATCTTCGTATTTTTTTCGTACTTCCTCTTTAAACCATTTGGGTAGTACTTTTACATTGAGATGAGGTGGATGGTATACAAAATGATAATTAATTCCACCAGCGCCAAAAGGCCACATATTAATTTTACGAAATCCTTGATTTAATTTCCATCGTATAAAGTCAGGTATATAATAGATGTTAAGTGCTTGTACTGCACAAGCTACAGTTACTTCTACATTATCACTGGTTTGATTATCTAATATATGAAATACTTCCTGTGTACGATTCCAATTACTTGGATAACGTATATAATCATTCATTTCATGTATACTGTCAACACTGTAATGAAATCTTACAAGTTTAAATTCTTTCCAAAGATCAAATAAATCGTCACGCCATTCAACGCCGTTGCTGTTATATCGAAGTTCTAGATTCTTAGCATATCCCATTTTAATAGCGTGTTCAAGTATTTCATAATGTTCGTCAATAATAAGACTTTCGCCCCCGGCAAAGTATATCTGTTGCATACTTTCCATTTGTTCGTAGAATTGTTTCCAGAATGTAGGATTTTGTTTGTGCCAGTTATAACTGCTGCCATTGACACTGCCTTTGTCTTCCCATTGCATGGTTTCTTTGAGACTGGCATTTTCTACCGCAGGAAACATTGCCTTCCAATCCTTAACCCAGCCGCTGCTGTCATGCGGAGAACACATAACACAAGCCAATTGACATTTAGTGCCGAAACGCAAATCAATGTATGCTAATTGTGGTGGCACGGAGCCATCTTCGTCTGTATTTGCAATTAATTCATCAACATTGGTACGCTGGCTCCAATATGCTGTTTCCCACATACGCTTGCTGTTATGGCCTGCTGCTTCTTCTTTGAAGCACTTAAGACAGCTTGGAGGTTTTTCACCATTGAGCATTTGTTTACGAACATTTCTCATATATTCGCTGTTCCATGCAGTTTCAAAATCTGTTACATTTAGGTTGTTAGGTTTTCCATCGTCTGTTTTTAAGATTCCTACTTGTCCGCCATGTTCTTTGTCATTTGTAGGGCCAACACTGCTGGCATTGGCAGTGCAACAGACTCTCATACTACCATCGGGTCTAGTGGATAAATGAACCCAAGGTAATATACAAAATGTATCACTAATATTGCTCATGCTGTACTTATCTACTTGTTTATATAATTTATCTCATTATGATATGCTTTGTGTGCTGCACAGGTTTTTATACATCTATTAAAATGTAAAGCGTGATCAGGATCCCAGCTAGCTTCTAATAATTCTTCATACCACGGATGTTTTTGAATTTTTTCTACTGAATGGTATCTAAGACTGTTCCAATTTGGTTCAAAAACTTGTAATTTTTCAACAATACCTTCTTTGTTTTTAAAGGCACTGTCCCAAAGAAAACAACATGGCCACATTGTTAAATCACTGGCTATAAAAATTTCACCTTCGTGAACATATTTGCAAACAATGCTGTCAATTATTGCTTTTTTTTGTTTGTTGTCTGTATTATTTTTGTAATTTTTTATGAATTTATCAAGTTCTTTTACTGCTTCAAGTTTGCTATGCTGTTTGTTGCCTGTTGTGGTAATTTTTTTAGTTTCTTTTACTATTTTTTTATTTTCTTTACGCTGTAATTGTGCTATCCAAGTATGATAACTGTTCCTCATACCTGTTCTTGTAGCAAAATGAAACCCTAATTGATCTGCATGCGATTTTGCAGCTTCTAATTCATGTTCGTTGTGATCGAACACTATGTAAATCCATGTAGCGTGTTCTTTAGGAGCAGCACTAGCATATGCTGCAATATTTCTTTCGATTATTTTAAACTTTGTGTTAACTCTATAAATATGATTGGTTTCTTTATGACCGTCTATACAAAAATGAACATGTACTAGACCTGGATAAGCAGCAGCTATTTGACCTAAACTCATCCACCAATCCGCTGTGTTATATCCACCATTGGTGCTTATTTCACAATATCCGCCGTGGTATACTAACCACTCTATCATTTTTAAACAATCAGGATTAACTATCGGATCACCTAATACACCGCAAAATTTAAATTCTACACCAGTATAATCACCTGCAGGAAATATGCGCTTTAGATCTTCAATTGTAAAACTGTTTATTTGTAGTAAATCTTTATTTAAAGTTCTAGCACAACCTGGACATGCTGCATTACAATCACTGGTTATTTCTAATTCTACTTTTTTTATTCTCATTTAAATTGTGCTCCAAAAGGATCAAATTCTACACCACACTTCATCGAACACACTTTTAATTTTCCGTTAGAGCAACTGGACTTGGACCAACTGCGTTCTATTTCGTCAAAAATACCAGTGTCAAACACAGCTTTTAATCCTACTTTTTTTGCATTAATAGCATCTTTTCCGCCTGCATCATCTATAAATTTCCATATTTGTTCTACTCTAGGATCTTTATGCCACCATTTGTACATACGGCCAGCAGTCCAACAACACGGCATTGCTAATCCTTCAGCAGTAATAAACAAATTGCCTTCATCTTTGACTTTGCATTTTATTTCTACTTGGTCATAATAGGCATCTATGCTGCCGTGTTTGTTTGTTAATTTATCATATTTTTGTATTGCAGAATTTTGATATTTAACATCTGGCTTTTTTATTTCAACTGTTTTTTCGCCTTTGCGATTTACAGCTTGATGACTCTCTTTCTTTTCACTGTTAGCTGTAACAAACCTGCCGGTTTTTTTAGAAATAAACTTTTCAAACCCCCAGGCTTTACTGAGTGCTTCAGCTTCTTCTACTTGATGCTGATTGTGATCAAATATAAGAAAGTCCCAGCGTGCTCTGCCACCAGCAGAAATAAAAGCATGCATACTGCGCTCTACTGAACTCCAATTTACACCTTGTCTATAAATATGGTTGGTATCTTCTAATCCATCAACACTGAAAATAACTGCACCCATGCGTCCAAAAACTTTGGCTAATTCTTTCCACCATTCTGCATCTCTTGCACCTGCATTGGTGTTCATACTAAGCCACATGTTTGGGTTATGTTCTCTAAAATAGCGGAATATTTCTAATGTATCTCGTGCAACAATTGGATCACCTAAATTTCCACACATATACATGGTATTTAATTGTGCTATAAATTTTGGTTCAAATATACGCTTAGCATCACTGAGCGTAATTTCACTTAAATCGATGTGGGGATTTACTGCGCCTCCATTTTGATTTCTGTCACACATAGGACAGTTAGCCTGACAATTTTGTGTGTTTTCTAAATGTATGGTTTTTATATCTTCATATCTATACATTAATTATCCATAATAAGTTTAACATCTTTTCCTGGTCCAGTTTTACTAGGCAAATCACCATATTGTTCCACATACCAATTTATAACAGCTTTATACCAGTTTTGACTATTGTGATGCGCTAGTTTGTTAAACTGCCAAATATTATTGTTTGTTGCTTGCATAGTACTCAATGCCCGAGCACTTTCCAGTTGTAATTGTCTAAGAGTTAAATTATCGATATCCAATTCTCATAAACCTCTTGTATTTACTTAATTGCAGTGCACCACTGAAAAGTTCTTGTGTCATCGGAGTTTTTTCGGAAAAATCTTCTAACGTTGAACTGCAATTTACATGTTCCTTGATGTCAAAATAATCGTTGGTCTGCATAATCACTAATGTGTCGGATGGTATTTTTTCATACCAATCTTTAAAATTATCAATGTGTTCACAGCTGGTATTAATCACTGTGTTTGGAGTATCATACAATGTTTCAGTTGTACCATCTTTTTTTAATACATCGTAAATGTGTTCTTCAAATCTTATCTCGTGTATATCTTGAACAACCGGTTTAAATTTCCAATTATCAATTACCCAAGGTTTATTAAAAATTTCAGCTATTTTTGCTGTGCTTGGATCAATATCAAAACTGCGAATTTTTTCTACTGATAAACCTGATTCAAAAATCATAGTAGCTAGCGCGCCATACCAGCCAGCACAAAGAAACACAGTGCCCAAGTTTAAATTTAATTTTTTCAGTTCATCAACTAGCCATAATTTACTTTGTAATTGCCCCCTACTAAAACAGTCTTGGTCAAAATCTATATTTTGTTCGTGCAGAGACTTTAATGTATACACAAAATTGGTGTCTACATATTGATTTAAAAGTCTCCACAAACTGTATGTATTATCATACATTACTAATTTTCGTATATCTTCTTTGTTTTCCGTGGTTACTAATCTAAGTATACTGTGTATATCTCTATCAATATATGCTCGTCGAAGATCTTCCAAAGAGTCATTTTGCGGATATAATAATTCAAATCTGTCTAATAGTTTAAATATTTCCATTAAATTTTTCCTTGAGCCAGTCAAAATCGTTTATTTTTTTCAATGATTCCGGATCGTTGCGATATCTTGTACCGTATGCAGCGCCAGCTTTTGCACCTTTCAATGCATAATCAGCAAATTCTACATCAGGCTTTGCATATGTACACCAAATTTTTAATCTAGAGTTTGTTTCTTCATCTTTTTGTCTATCAATGGTTTTAGATGCTAATTTACAACATTCTCTAAAAGCACCTTTCCACGTTTCAAACTCGCCTGTGTTAAACACTGTAATATTAGAAATTTCTTTAACTGCTACAAACTTATCACTAATGCCCGTAGTCATATCAGGTTTGCTTGTATCCATGTTAATTGTTTGTTTTTTAGGAAGCAGTTTTACACCGCCGTAGCCGTAAACTAGTCCATTCACAGGATTTATACTACGCCATACGTGCACATGGTTTAACTGCCATTTTGGAACTTGATAGTCAAAATTAAAATCATCTAAAATTTCTGCGTCGCCGTCGACTACCCAAAACATATCTGTATTTGCTAACTTTGCTGCTTCTATGTGTGCTTGATGAATTCCTTTGACGCCATGTACACGTTTAGCATCCGGTACTTTTCTTAATAATCTTTGATAATTTTTATCTGCTGTTGATTCATTATAACTTATAAAAACTGTATCATAAGGTGTAGTAATGCTAGGTCTACTAGCTAAAATATCAACTTTCTTTTTTGCAATAAAAAATCTAGTTTTTATTTCGTGGTCACTAATATAATTTTTTTTTGGAACCAAACAAACACCATCATGATATTTTCCGTTTAGAAAAACGTGTACATATTCTTGGCTTCCAGAATCTGGAGTATATGAAAAATTAAAATCGTTGCACACATCAATATCTGCCCATACTACCCAAAAGAATTTAGTAACTGATTTTTGCTGAGCATCTCTAAATGAAGATACATTTTTAGCAAATGGATAATCTTGTTTAAAATGTAACCATTTTTGTGTAAATTTTTGTTTTTCGTCAACAAAGAATATATCATACATAAAAAGATTATATAGCAATATCAAAAACTTGTCAAATTAAAATTTAGATAAATACAGTGACGGAGGATTGTAATGGATTTTATACCAGGTGATCGATATAGAATTGATATAGTGGGCGCAGATAGTAAATTGTTAGTTGACAGCTGGTCTAGCCATATTCGAGCAGATGTAATATCAGCCAACGACACTCTTATGGTTGATACACAAAACGAAAAATTATATGGACCTTTAGTAGGTAATCTCGAAAACATCAACGGAGATACTGTTGTTGATGTGGAAAACAGCTCAATAGTTGCAAACCTAATCGGTGACGTGTTCAATAACAATAATGAACTATTATTAGATGTTGACAGCAAGATTCTGCACAGTGATGTACATGGAAACCTTCTTGATATAAACGGTAATTTAATTGTCGATGCTGAAACTAGCATTGTAAGAGCAGATTATTTTGAAGGTGAGTTTCATGGCGAGTTTCACGGAAAAATTGTTACAGAAGATGTATTATCTGGATCTTTTTTTGGAGATTTTACTGGCAAATTTGCAGGAAAGTTTGAGGGAGATATTACCGGAGATGTATTCGGCAATGTTACAGGTGATATTAATGGATCATTAACAGGCGATGTTAACGGAAATTTATCTGGAAATGTAAACGGAAATCTATACGGCAATGTATTTAATACCAGTGGAGACTCTAAAATACTGGAGTCAACTCCGCAGACAACAAAATTATTAGGTACAAACAAAAGAATACAAATAGGCAGTAATCAAGATGAAATTTCTACAGTAAGTGAAAATATAATTGTTAATCTTTTAAGAAACAATCAATTAAGTTCGTGTATTATGTACAAGACACACAAAGGCGACGATTTTATGTCAACTGTCAGTGAACAATTTGAACCTAATGAAGTTCTTGTTTCTCATTTAACTGAAGCATATCACGAAAACAAATACATGTATGCCGGAGCCTACGGATTTGTTGTCGACGAAGGTTCGGTAGTAGACTATATGCCTTCGAAATTTTTTGTCAGTGTCAGTGATGGTTATAAAATGCCATCTGCTATTACCTCAACTCGTTTAGAATTAGACGGAAAAGGTGTTCTCAGTGTACCTGTTTTACAAACTCGAGGTATAAATCTTGCACAAAGAGATAGTTTGCCTGTAAAAGCCGGAATGATTGTTTTTAACGAAAGCATCAAAAAGTTTCAAGGATTCACAGGCACCGAATGGGTTGACTTACATTAATATATTTGTTATACTCATTGAATATATTTAATTAAAAATTTAAAAAATGAATAATTGGAAAATAGAATTATACAACGGATCGCAAGATCTTGATACTTTTTTTGCCGAAGCTCATAAAAAAGGTTTTTACAATAATAACAGCATTGACATACTGTTAAATTCAATAAGCAATATCGAAGAAACTAAACTTTGGCTTCTTTATTACAAAAATCAAGTAGTCGGAACAAATGTTGCTCATAGTTTAAAAGAACTGGGCATATTAGGAAAAAACGCATGGCGAATTGCTTCTAGAACTTGTGTATTAACACATAAGATTGATAATTGGAAAATCGGTGTAAAAAATTACAGCGATCTAGTTTGGAATAATCCTACAGCTCAATTTCTTATACCAGCATGTATTGACTATGTAGGAAAGAAAAACCCTATGTATATTAGTACACACAAAGGTGATGTTGGAAAACAAAATGCAGTACATCGTGTATGGACCAGGGCTCAAGTTGAAGCAGGAATATTAAAGAATCCATTGGAATTAGAATACAGAGGAAGTATACAAACATTCTGGCAAGTTGATGTTGATGTTTTTAAAAAAATTATAAATCAACACCGCTGGTGTTAGGTATATTTCTTACATAATTCAAAAAAGTCTGACATCTCCGGAAACGCTGCGGTAAAATCATTGCCTCGACGTCTATCTTGCTCTGTGAAAAAGTTATGAAAGTCTGTTCTGCCCTGAATAACTCGTTCTAATGGATATTCTGTAGTTTCCATATAATCTACTACGCGTCGAAACTTTTCATACTCGATAGTGCTAAATGCATCTTTTCGGTTATCGTCTACATTTTCTTTAATAAACTGTAAATGATCGTGCATATAATTCATATAGCTTTTTGGCAGTATGTTAATATCGTATTGTAAGGGTTCTTTGAGATAAGGTGTGTCAAATCCTAGTCGCTGCCAACGATGTGTTTCTACATCGTTGTACTTTGCACGCCATTCTAATATTTTTTCTAAAAGACTGCGAAACGTGGTTACACTAAAAATGTTAAAAGTAATCATTAATGTCATCGGTGCTAAAGTATTGCGCATCCAATAATCTAAATTCCTCTCAAACACTTCAATGTCTAACCCATCACGTATATATTCTGCTCTTTTAGTCCAAGTGTCAATACTGCTAAACAGTTTAAAACGTCGAATTTTATCGTTTATAAGCAAATCGTTTACACGATTTGTAAATTTTTCCAACTGTTTAGGTTTACCTCCGAGATTACTATTGCAATTTAATTCTAAATTGGGTTTAGGATCTGCATCTAACATATCAAACAATCTATAAGTACTTTGTTGTATAGTAGGTTCGCCTCCGGTAATTCTTAAAATGTGAAGTTCTTTACTAAGTTCAGGCCACCAACGCCAAAATGCATCTAAATACGGATTGTTTTCTTCTTCAAATATTTTAAACCAATCAATATCACATCTGTGATTTTTAACGTTGGTATAAGGACCATGTTGTTTAATTTCATTGTAATATCTGCTGCTGGCCTTAGGATGACAATACCCACAACGAAAATTGCATTCGTTGCCAAAACTGATTTCTAAATACTCCGGATTAACATTGAATTCAGAACCACCTTGTTTTACAGCATTTAATCTATGTTTAAAAAATATAGTTTGGTTTCGTTGTTTTCTATCACTAATGTAATCTGAACCCATGTTTTCTATGTTCCAACAATACTGACAACCCGACGGTTGTTCTCCCCTTAACATAGCAGCACGTTCTTGTTTCTTTTGTGCTGTATTGTGTATTGCACTAGGGTTGTCTTTGAGTGCTTCTACATCAATTTTGTGAGGTGCTGGATGATAACAACTATGGGTTTCGCCTGTTTGAAAATAGATGTTTGCATGGTACCATTTAGCAAAGCAAAATGTAGGAGATATTTCTTTTGTTATATTGTCGATGCGTTTGATTTCTTCGCTTTCGCTGCGTTCCATTATATCTCTCTATCTAAAAACTTTTTGCTGTTGTCTCTTGCAGGATTTTGATATACTGTTTTGAAAAATTTACTTTGTTCGCTGTCCAGTGGACTTGCCGATATAGGTAAACTCAAGTGCGTTCTTAAACTTACTCCAATTTCTTCTATGCGTTCTAACAAATCTTTACCGTTAAACACTTCTAGTTCAGTGTTCCAATAGTTGTTTAGCCATTCAAAATCTCGTACATGTACAAAATCCCAATCTGTACACATGGTTTTATACAATCCTTCTCTTGCACCATAGATTGCCCATAGACCATTTTCTACATCGGCACCTACCATTAACCAAATGTACAAACGATGTAAATTTTTCCAATGATTATTATAAAATTTTTCCGGAGTAACACGTAAACCTCTATCAAGCGACATTTTAACACCCTCTCTAAAACCGGCGCGCCAGGCCTGATGTGGAGTAGAATTATTGTATATGTCGCTAAAGGTGCCATTCATCTGTACATATTCTGTATCCCAACAAAAATCTACTTGTGCGTGTGGATTATTAGGATCAGCATTTTCGTGTGTACGCATATTAAGTACATGTTGTTTAGGCCAGCATTTGATGCCACCGTTGCCATACGTTAACCCATTAATTGAATTTTTTGCTGTCCAACTAATAACTTTATTTGTAAGATCTACATCACTGTTAAAATCAATTGTTTGCGTAAGAAAATCATCTCGAATTCTATTATCACCATCAATTGTTATAAATCTTTCGGTGTTACTAAGTTTAGCTGCTGCTTTATGTGCACTGTCACTGCCTTTAACACCGTGTACACGCTCTGCCCACGGAACTTTTGAACATAAATCTGCATAATTTTTTTCAGCATTAGGTTCGTCATAACTGATGTATATAATATCACAGTCGATTACTCTAAATTTATTCATCAATAACCTCAATTGAATATGTAGAAAATTTTCTTACAGTATAAACACTTGTAGGAATATTGTCAAATTCAAATTTGTATTTAAATGGTATTTCAAGTGTTTCGTTAAATTTTAATACGCGATATAAAAAGTTAGCATTGTATTTTCTAGTTACACTGTAATATTGATCTTTAGGATCAGCATGAACTGCACCGTTCTGTATACTGTTAAACAAATCTGAATCTATACAAAGTTTCCATACTTGATTAACATTGTCTTTTATGACTTTTACTTCTGTCTTTGCACTGTTATATGGTATTTCATACAAAAAAGATTCTTTTAATTGCTCTTGTTCATAATCAGCTTTGTGTTTAAGAACATAACGTTTTTCGATAAAATCATATTCAACTTTAAAATTAAAAAACGATTCTTTTCCTTCCATTAACGGTCTTACTTGATCAAAAGTTACTTTTATATTATTGTAATTTTCATCTTTATATCTGCTAACAGATTGAATTTCACCTTGGTCGTCAAACACAACAAATCTATCATTGTTTATACCCATAAAAACTGACATATTATATTCCTAAAAAGTTGCAATAGGTATCTTCAATTCTTTCAGTTAAAAAATCTTTCTCTGTATAATGAAAAATACCTGTTTGTAAATAATTCCCTATCATCAAGTTGAGATTTTCATCAAGATAAACATCAATTTTGTCTTGCCATCTATTGTTTAAATTGTAATTCCAGTTTTGTACTTTTGTCTTCATATGCACAAAACTAGGGTAAGTTGCCCGTTGATTTGTTATTTTAGATTCACAATTCATGATCTTTGCAGCAATTGCAGAACTTAGGTCCATACTGCATGTTTTTTGATAGATTTTTCCTCCTGCATGCTGTTTATAAAATTGTTGCCAATTATTTGTAATCATTTCTAACCATGTGTAAAATTCGTGCGGTAAATCACTTTTTTTGAAGTAATGAAATCCACTATAGAGATTTGGCAACTCAAATTGCTCAAACGCTCTTCTATAAAAGGTATTATTAATAACTTCACCTCTATATGTAAATACACGACTGGTATAAAACAAATCATAATTTCTAAGAAACTCAAACCATGCTGAGAGATCTTGAAGTATTAACATGTCTGTATCTATTACTGCTGTTTGTTCAAACGGAGTAGCATGATAAATCTTCCATCTGTTGCTAATTTTCCAATTTTCATGTGCTGCATGGTCTCCCCATGGTATATCTATAATATGATCAAACAAATCAGTGTATTTTTCGGGCACAGAATCGTTAGTAAGCAAACAAATTTTAGAATTATTGTTTGTTGCCTTTATACTCATTGCTGCAACACATGCTTGTCGAACATAATCCACTTCGGTATTCTGAGCAAGCATCGTAAAATTAAGACTGGTCAATTACTCTCTCCAAACTGAATTTATTCATTACATGAATATTACTGTCTTGAATCGTTACAGCATTATATTCTCCTAATCGATCAGTTTTTTCCACTAAAAATTTAAATTTTTTGTCTTTTATATCTATTAATAAGTCTTTATCACTTGCAAAAAATTTCTTTCCTGGCATTGATCCTGCAAAATTTCCATGCTGATAACCATTTATAATATGATTAGCAATACTAAAAGCAAAATCATTGCGATATACAGGACTTTTAAACTGAAAAACATTTCTATAGTGCCAATAATTTTCTTTTATATGTTTTACTAGATCAAAAAACACTTGATTTTCATTGGTTTTTCTAAAAAAAATAGCAGTGGCCCATACAAAATCCACTCCTGTATCACTGATTTTGTCAAATTCTGATAAATCTTTGTTTATTCCAATGTGATACGCATCTTTGTATAAAAGTAAATCTTTATTTTGACTAAAACATTGTAAAAAGCAATCATTGGCTATGATAAAATCCGTATCTAAAACTATTGTTTCATCGTACGGAGAAAGATCATAACTGTTTTCTCTTCCGATATTTTTAAATTGTAAATATCTTTTGTACAGTGTACCATCGTTATATCGTTTTTTGCTCAATGACTGAGCACCACAATAAATAATTTTGTCAAAATCCTTGGCATAATTAGAATATTTTTTTGTAATATCTAAATCAGTTACCAATGTTGTAGGTAAACCGAGAATATCGGTAACTCTTTGTGCTAAAAAATGAGCTTGTTTAACATAGTTGATACTTTCATTGTTAAATGCAAAAACAAGTACACCTTTGTTCATAGATCCATAATACTTTCAATGCTTCTATTTTTCTTTAATTTATTATACTCTACATGATAACGATTTGCTGCTTCAAAATATTTGGTGTATAATTCTTGTAAAAAGTTTTCTAGATCACTAATTTCGATTGGAAGATCATTGTCATCGATTAAAATTGTTTCTGTTTGATGCATATGAATTAAACTTTGACAAAAACTAATTAAATCTTTGGTAATAGTAAATTGACCACCATTGTAATAATAAACTATGTTTTCGTAATATTGTTCTCTTAGCAACTTTTTTTGATTATTAAGTACAACCATATAATTGCTTATATCAAGAGCTTTTTGTAATCTCTCGTCCATAATTCCTCCTATGGCAATATGTTTTATTATATATTGCCTTTGGTATCTTGTCAATATTTTTTTGATTATAATTGACTGTTTATCGTGCCCAACGGGGGTGTTAAGATTACTGCCGGATATGTTACTGTGTTTATAGTGAATTCGCTATCTGCTGTAAAAGTACGGACAAAACTAGTAATGGTACCAGTTACAGGTTCATCTACAGGATCATTAACACCTTCTTGCTGGCCGCCTGTACCCGTATCACCATCATCGAATACAATTTCAAAAATAAGACTAGTACTGTTAGGTTCTACTGCCTGAATATAGTATTCGTTGTCTGAATAAATCAATGTAGGATCTACTGTGCCAGTATTTCCGCCGGCTGTGCCTCCGCCAAATTGTGAAAATATTTTTGTTGCATTTGCAAGAAGTCCGCCAGACACAGTGGTATCGTTACTCAATGATAAAAATTCACTTCCTGTTCCGGTACCTGTACTAATAGTTCTCCATGCGTTATCACTAAACCTCTTTCCAAATTGGATTTGACCCATGTTATTAAGAATACGTTGCCAATCCCAGTCTTTAGTATCAGTGGTTCCGCTTGTTCCGCCGGTGAGGTTTGCTTCAAATCGAATTTGTCCGCCGCTGTTAAAAAAGTAATTTCTATCGTCTGCACTAGGCCATGTAACAGTAATTCTGTGATTTATTCTTGGCTCAGTTGAAGTTCCCCAACTTGTAGAACGTGTACTAGTTACATCCGCGCCGCCGGAGGTTTTTAAAACCTGTTGTAAAAAGTTTCCAACAGGAAAGTCCTGAGAAAATGTAGGATTAAAATTAGCTACAAGACTGCTTATAGTTCCTAAATCACTTATATCACTAAATTCTACAGATGTATCTGGATCAAAATCTGTTATAGATATATTATTGCTAACTGTTCCAGTTTGATGTACATAAGCTGCCTGTAAGTCAATGAAAAGATCCAGCTGTTGTTGAGATGTAACTGTATCGCTTACTCCAATTGTACTACCGCCAATAACAGTACTACTAAGTAAAGTTCGGCCATAACCGTTGGGTGATTTACCAACAATTGGATTTAGTAAATTAAAAACATTATTGTATTCTAATGCTGTTATCGGATCATTTTGGGCCATATGGTTTATAAATCTCTGTCAAACGGAAGTATCCATCTTTCGGCAGACATAGGCAATCTAATAATGTTTATACCTGCCGAAGCACACTCTGAGTATAACAGATCTATGCTTGCTTGTACAGTAGAATCTGTCATACTGCCGCTATTATCAATGCTAAGTGCTATATTGCTACCTGTGGGCAAAGATGATAGATTACAAATATTAAACCAGTCACTGGCATCAAGGCTGTTACCATTGTCCCTGTTTACCTGTATTGGTCCAAACGCTTTAGGATCATTTTGATATTCTACTGGTTCTTTAAGAGGCAAAGACACTCTGCCGGGTTCTAGCGCATAAAAAATTCTATTAGGATACGCATTTCTAAAATTAATCCAATCTGTTCTTACTTCACTTGACGACCTAGAACACTCATCAATAACACTAATACATGTTATTTCAGAACCATCTGGTATAGGCACTGTTGCTTGATCTAAAGTATTTAGATTTTGAAATGACGGATATGGCACTTCTACGTATACACCTTCGGCCCTATATACACTGACTTGACTTACTGTTGAGCCTTGCACAGCTTCATCCGCGCCGCCAGCGCCGTTTGCATCATCAACAAATTCTATTCTAAAACTGATTTCTCTATTATTGTTTTCCTTAGCTTTAATTAAATATTCATTGTCTGCATATAATCCACTGCCAGTTTTACTGTAAACAGTTTGATAAGCTGAAGTTAACTGATAATTGCCTATTGCTGACCCTGTCCCATTGTTAGTTGGTTGGCTGACTCCAGATTCTGCGTTTACTAATTCAAAACTATCTGTACTGTTATAGTTAAATTTAATAGTTTTCATAGCAGAGAGCATATTACTCCAGTCATTGGTTTTGGCATAGTTATTATCGCCTGGCGAAAGATTATGTATTACAGATGCTTCTATGCGTATTTCGCCGCCACTGTTAAAAAACGCTCGTCTATGATTTTCATTGCTAAATTTCACAACAAATTCATGAACAATTGTTTGCGGAAGAGCATTTCCACCCCAAATTTGTGTTCTGCTGTTGTTGATTCCGGCACTGCGAAATCCTGCTTGTGTAGCATCAATAACAAATTTATCTTGTTCAATTAATGTCATTAAATCTTCAAATGCTTGAAATTTTTTTGTGTCTCCGGCAGGATCGCTGCTCTGTGTTCCATCGTCGGATACAAAAAAGCTATCGTTCTCATCTGTTATTACATTAAGATCCTGTGATACTTCGCTAATTTCTGTTGGCTCGATTCCAGTTTGATGCGTCCTAGCATTGGTCATATCTATATGTAAATTATTTAAATGTGTTGCAGTAATATCATCGGAAACATTTATAGAATAACTTTGTACAGGCTGATTGTATCCAGAAGTTCCACTGCCGACTCCTAGAATAGTTTGAATTCTTCCTTGTAAAAAGTTATATTTTGCTGCTGTGATATTTTGGTTTGCCATGATGTGTCCTTGCTGTTACTTATACTTTTAGAACGCATTCAATTAATTTTTCATCTAAAACATCACTGGATTCTAACGCAATTCCTACAATACTAGAAGTTTCGCCGGCAGAAGCTGTACCGTTAGCACCGGTATAAACTTTTTCTCCCTTTTTAATTGGTCCTGTTACTCTTACAGGAACCCTTCCTTTTAATGCAATAGGTTGCCCATCGGATTCTGAATTCATTAGATAAGCAGGTTTTTCTGATATGACACCTATTGCCGTATCATTTATATCACATGCACAAGTTTCGCTAGTATTATCTGAAACAGTCATTACTGTGCCAACTGCATATTTCTTATCCGTTGTGTATTTTTCGGCTAAATCTGCATATCTTGCTTTGGTTGCAGTACCATTAAAGACATTTGCAGTTAAATTTCCATTTATATCTCTTACTGCTACTGTGTTAGGAGTGCTGATGGTTGACGGCGACTTTGAATCTAATTTTAATGCATTAGTTGCATCACCCGTAAATGTATTAGCATAAACATTTTGCCATTGTCGCGACGAAGTACCTAATGTAGCCGTAACTGGCGATCCGTTGTCTAGTCCTGGAACAATTCCTATTGCATTTGATGAATTAATCACTGTGGCAACATTTACAGCTGATACTCCGTTTAAACTAGCGCCCAATTGAATTTCTTCGCCAGCATTGTTAAAAATTCTAGCGTTATCGGAACCAGTAATTATATCAACTTTTAGTTTGTTTGTGTATACACCGCCGCTGTCACCAACAGTAAAACCTTCATCAAGAAAATTTAGTTGTCCAGCAAGAGCAAAATCAGTAGCCGGTCGGCCGCCTAGCAACAACGCATCAGATGCAGTCCCCCAAAAAACATTTTCAGTATCTGCTGTACCATCACTAACCGTAATACCGTCTGATGTAGCGCCTAATAATGTTATTCCCTTTTTAATAATCGGAAAGTTTGTTTGTATATTATAATCTTGAATATCAACTGGTTGGTTTTCGTCAGAAAGAGGTGTAAACTCTTCGTTACTGATAATATATACAGGTTCACTATTAATAAGACCGATTATAACTGATTTCAATATATTACCAACAGCAAGAATATCAACACTTTGCATTTGTGTTTCGCCATTGCCTGCTGCTTGAGGGCCAATTAACAAAAACTCACCATCAGATGTTCTGCCATAAAGTTGATTTTCTGAGGTACTCCACCACAG